GAACTCCAGGTTATGAGAATCCTCAAGGATCGAGGAGCTTGCACCTTACAAATGCTCTGCGCTGTTACTGGGATGTCAAGGACTGCTTTGCAGAAAGATGCAGAGATCCACCTACTTAAGAATGGGTTCATGAAGATCGATGGCAAGAGAGAGATCACTGGTAAAGGTGTAAAAGCATTAGAAAGAATAGGTTAATGGCAAAGAGGAAAAGAATATATAAGCTCCCTCCTAAGATCTTGGTTGGGGGCATGGAGTTTAAAATCATTTTAAAAGACACTGAAGACTATGGTGCTATGCACTTCGATGAGAAGATTATTTATATCAGGAAGGGGTTGACAGAGGAGGAGCAGTTGGATACTTTGATTCATGAAGTTCACCACGCAGCCCTTAGCATCAGCGGAGTATCCCACATCCTCGATGATGACAATACTGAGGAGGCACTGGTTAGACTTGTCGAGCATATGGTTATGCCTATAGTAAAGAAAGAATATAAAAAGTTTATTCAAACACAATGAAGAGTAAGATATTTATAGTAAGAGTTGAAGTTGATGAGCAGAAAACTGTCTGCTGGCTTGGGGATGATAAGTTCTCAGAGGATATTAAGCACTTTGACCCAGAAGATCCCAATGACTTCGATCTAGCTACATTAGATTCCACCATAGCTAGATACTTTGAGATGGGGGAGTTAACAGAAGATAAAGATTTGATTGGCCAAGAGTTAGATGGCCTAGAGATTAAAGCAATCACATACCAACACGAAATTAATTAGTATATTATGAAAGCACAGATAAACATAACAGATACAATGCTCAATAAGAGTATTATCGACGCAAACAAATCAGTTTGTGAGTTAGCCAAGAAGTTCTCTTTTGATTATTCAGAGGCAGAATGTGGGCAAAAGCATTTAGTTTTGGGCAAGTATCCTGATGGAACCGAAGCAAAAGTTACATTTTATAAGGCTAAGACTAGGGGAGATAAAAGAATATCTATTACCAAGTTA